CGTGGCGTGGAAAAATCCTGCGGAAAGGCGGAATGCCTGGGTAGAATTCGGCCTAGCATGGCCGGAGATTCCGTTGCGCCCGTATACACCAGTTGACATGCGTGCGCGTGAAAGGGCTTTCCGCCACCGCTGGATTTTGCGCTTGCCTTGGCTGCGGCGGAACGGTAACTTGGTGTTGCGGGCGAAAGCCCGGCTCCGGGGTAGCTCCCCGGGGGGACTGTCGGGAAGCGGTGCGGTACCTTAGCGCCCTGCCCTTCCGACGAGCTAAGGAGTTGACATTGAGTGCTCTTCCAAACTGGTATCACACAAAACAAGAATGGCTGGTGCGTGACGGCATTCCGTTGCTTCCCTGGCTTTACGCACTCCACGAAGGCCGCAAGTACCGCTACCACGGAGACGTGCTACAGTGCCGCACTCTGGCACGCAAGAACCGATGGCACAAGATGAACGCCCCCGAGCTGCTTGAAGCGTTGAGAGCGGGAGTGGCAGAATGAAGCCCTGGCTGAAGGTCCATCGGCGCATGATCGGCGGCACTGGCTGGCGCAGACTTGACGACATAGGCAGGCTTGGCTTTACTGAGTTGCTTTTGATCTCAGATGACAAGGGTGTGATGCCGTGCGTTGCTCGTGCCGCCTGGGACTTGCACAGGCCGGAGACATGGGTGCTCGATGCCGCCAAGCAGTTATGTGGTATCGGCTGGCTTGTGCCGTTTGGTGACCAATTCCTTTGGGTAAAGTGGCAAGACGAGCAGGAGACGGACGGAGCGCGGAGGGTGCGGGAGTACCGGGAACGCAAGGATCTGCTTGATTCTCTGGGCGTTACCCGCGTTACATCTGTAACAACCGTAACGTCCGGTAACAATTGTAACCAAGAGAGAGAATTAAAGAGAGAGAGAGAAGTAGAACCAGATAAAGATAGAGAGACAGAAGCGCACGTGCGTGCGCCCGAAAAGCCCCCCTCCCCCTCTCCCGCTGAAGTAAGAAGAGGCAAAGGCAACCCGGACCCGATAAGCCCCATGGCACGCAAGATTGCCGAGTCGAAGGCGCGGGAGAACCAGAGCATACTGGACCGATGGAAAGAGAAACACGAGCAGCCACATGCGCTGATGACTGGCGACCGAGAACGGATGATAGAGGACCGGATAGCAGAGTACGGATCGGAGCTAGTGAACGAGTCGATAGACGGATGGGTGCATGACGATTGGGACAAGCGCAAGAAGGGCGGTCTCCGGGATCTGAAACTGCTGATAGGTACGCCCCGACTGCTAGAGAAGGGACTGGACTTTCTGAGAGATCATAAGAAGAAGGAAGAAGAGAGCACAGAGGAAGCATTATTCCCATTCTGAGGAGGAAGGCATGAGCGGAGGCAACAGACAGTCAGTCAAGAGGTGGCTGGCTTATTGGGGACACCAGAAGACCGAAGAAGACCTTGCCGTCTACGTGGAAGTCCTGATTGGGCTGGTAAACGAATATGGCAAGGGGCCGGTAACGCTGCTTATGAGTCGGGTGAAAGATGCCGAAGCCTATCGCACCTATGCCCCTTCGCCCCGGCAGTTCACCGACTACGTTCGGGAGTCGCTCGCAGCCGACCGGACGGCACACGAAGGGCGGCGCACCCTGACTGAGAAGTATCGACAGCATCTGTTCTGGCGCAATGTGGCATCGTGCATGAGCACGGAAGACCTGTTGCATTGGTCCATGGCCTTGCACGCCGACCAGATAACCGCGTCGGCGCAGGAGGTGTTCAGCCATCCGACCCCGAGGGGAGACTGCGGGACAATCCCTGCCGAGTTCATGGTGAAAAAGTCCGACGGAGAACTTGTGCCGCCGAATACGTGGCGGCTCTGCCATCGACTCTTGGGGGAGGCTGTAATCGAGCACGGAGAAGCGGGGGCGCTGTTTCGGTGCTCGGAGCGGGCGAAGGGAAGCACGCCGATCTTGATCCATCTGGACGGGATAAGGAGACGGTTGGAAGAAGTATGCGAAACCCTGTCAGAACTCAACCGGGCTGGCGACTGGGGCTGCGACGAAGGTGACGAGATGCTGTCCGCAATCAAGGCGAAGATGGACGCGATAGATGCGCCCGATTTTCCGGTTACTCAGGGAGCAACTGACGGAGGGCAGACATGAGCATGCACATCAGGCATGGGGTGGCAACGGAAATTGACGAGCAAACCCTACTCGACATGGCGATACGAGACAAACGCGACCGCGCCACGTCTGGACCGCTGACCGGGGTAGCGCAAGAATTGCTGCTGTGCGACCGGCGGGACCTCCTTGCGGTAGTGCGCCGCTTGCAGGAAGTCGGGGTCGCTCCACCTGACTACACGCCCGATCCGCCGTGGGAACTGCTCGACTCCAAGGTCAAGTGCTCGCTGGAGGGGTGGGCGTGCGAGCCGGGATCTCCGGTACGGGCAGCCATGAACGACTGCCTGCCGACATCGGACAGTTTGAAACAACAGTGCGCGGAATGCCGGGCGTCGGTCGCCATGGCACTCGAACTTGAAACGGACGAAAACGATGTGGACTGAGGTTATCTGCACGGCGGTAAGTGCCGCTGCTCTGGTAGTAGGAAAACGGTGGGGCCATCGAGCCGAGAAAGTCGCCGCCAAGGCACTGACGGCCATCATCGATGAGTGGTCCAAGGAGTGGACCGAAAATGGAGCCATCGCGCCGGCGCGCACTCCCGCGGCCGAGCCAACCCCGATTATGACCGACGCAGACCAGTCCAAGCTGGAACTGGTGTTCAGCAAGCTCACGGACCGGGCCAACTGGCTTGAGGGCGTCCTGGCCACCTTGATAGGGCAGACACGCGTCGGCATCCAACTGGACGGGAGCCCGTTCGAGTGGAGGCTTATCGAGAAGGTGCTGCCCGATGGACGGTTCGGATACGGAGCGGAGAGGGTTGACGGAGAGCCTTTGGCAACCGGACTCCCCGGCGTAACCGACGCCGTTGCGGTACTCAAGATGTCGGTCGACGACGAGACTGGCGACGTGACGATCCGGCAAGAAGGTGTTGCTGAGTTGAAGATGACGGCAGCGGAGTTTGCGGACAAGGCAGTCAGAGAAGAGATGTTGCGGGCCGCGAAGTTCGTTTACCCGGCACGGCCTGGCGGAAAGGTCGAAGACACAAACGGCTCGTAGAGCCACAACGAAGGGGGACAGCATGAAATTTACCGTACACCGAAGTGCCTTGCTGGCAAGCCTGCTCGGCACAAAGAACGTCGCCAGCACCGGGGCTGTGGCGATCCTGGCACATGTCCTGATCGATCTGGTCGACGAGGATGGAGGCACCATCTACACGACGGTCACCGATTACGATGTCATACTCCAGCATCGCGCCGTCGTAGAGGATGCAGAGGGATTCGGGCGGTGCGCACTGCACGCCCGCACGCTATTCGACATTCTCACCGTCCTGCCCGATATTCCAGTCACCGTGAAGGTAGAGGACATCGGGAGAGTGTCATTGCAAGCAGGCAATGCCACCTACGATCTGCTCGGAGCGGACCCGAATGACTTCCCGGAGACCAGGAAATTCCAGAAGGCCACGGCGGTCGGCATTCGATCCGCACACTTGCAGCGGTTGCTCAGCCGGGTCAGCTTCGCCATGAGCACCGAGGAAGCGCGGCTGAACCTCAACGGAGTCCACATCGACTGCAAAGACGACGTGGTGCACATGGTTGCGACCGATGGTCACCGGCTGGCGATGACCTGGTACATGGATGCAGCGGAGGACGCGGGTCCGTTCGGAGAGACTACCGGCATCGTCCACCGGAGCGGCATCGCGACGCTCCTGAAACTCCTCGACGCAACGGTCTGTCCGGTGTTCTTCGAGCAGTTCGACAACGAGTACATCTTTGACGTGGGCGACCGGACGGCGCTGGCCGTGCGGGAAATCGACGAAACATACCCGGACTGGCGAACCATCGTCCCGAAGTCGGAGGGAGCGACCATCTTCCGGGTCGACGTGTGCGAACTCCTCGAATCCCTCCGGCGCGTGAAGCCGCTGGTGGACGAGGGCAGTTGCACGGTGCGCCTCGCCGTTTCCCCGGAGTCGATGACAGTCTCCTGCCGCAGTCCGATGTTCGGCACGGCATCCGTAGAGATCTACGCGGACTATGACGGCCCGGTCGGTCGGACGGTGGGGTTCAACCACAAGTATCTGACCGAGGCAATCGGCACGTTTGAGTCGCCCATGGCCGAATTCCAGTTGCACGACGGTGGCACCTGCGTTCTGCGCCCCTCGGACGAGGCAGAGACTACGATGCACATCATCATGGCTGTGATGGACGAGGACGGACCGCCGTTGCTGAGGACGGTCGATGGCGAAGAGGGTGGCAGCGAAGAGACACCCACAGCGAAAGGAGACTGACATGGCAACGCTCAAAAAGGATGAAGCAAAGAAAGGGTTTGAACTCATTATCGACGGAGTGCCTGTAGCGGATGGGGTGCGTATCAAGGAAGTTGATCTGGATGCGCCGCCCATTCGCATTGTTGGGCTACCGTTCGAGGGCGAACTTGTCATCAGCGATGTGAATGCAGCGGACCTGTCAGGCTATGTCAAAAAACGGCTGAAGGAGTGGTTCGAAGAAGTCTGCGAGGGGAGTCCGTTCCTGCCGCCGGTCCTGGAGCCCGCACCGTTCCGGCTGTGTCCGCAGGACGTTGACGACATGGATGCCGCATTCAAGGCATTCCATACGGAGCATGACGCTGGGCCTTGCGTGCTGACCTTCACCGTGGACGAGTGCTGCCACGTCGTCCCGGGCACCATCTCGGTCAGACCGGACGGCGATGAGTCGGCCACCGAGGAAGCGGCAGAGGCAGACGAGAAGGGAGAGGAGGCAAGCGATGTCGAAGCCTGAGCAAATCGTTTTTCACATAACGCCACAGCAATGCCTTGGTGTTTCAGGAGAGGCCAGTGCGAGGATCACCAAGACGGCACTCAGGAGAGTGGCGGCATCCTACATAGGCAAGGCGGTGCGCGACTATGCCGGCGAGGCTGTGGGGGAGGTCACAGAAGCGACGATGAGCGGAGGAGGCATCGAACTCACGGTGGCACTGCGCCGGAAGATCATCGATATTGACAACGGGTATTCCGTCGGTCCGATTTCGATGTATCCGGCTCCGTTGACGGACGATGTAGAATGAGAACGAAGCGAAAACCATGGCCGTTCCTACCCGGCCTTGAGCCAGCACCGGAGCCACCGTCCATTACTGACACCACGTCCAAGGCGGTCTGGGCACTGGTAAAACGGCACAAAGCGGCAGAGATCGGCAAAGACGAGGCTACGGTCGACCTGTATGAACTGGCACCGAGCCCGGGGGAATGGGGCGAACACTGTACATTGCTCCGCGTGGCCATCTACAAAGAGCCTCGTCCGTGCGATCCGGACGGGACGCCATGGCTCGGAGATCTCAGTGGCCACGGACCGGGGCCTCACTGGGCGGGGATTAGTTGTTGCTTCGTTGCGACCTCGATGCACACACCAGACACGTTGCGGATCGAGACCAAGCCGGGCCGTCCGATTGACTTCAAAATCCGTGCTAGATTCAGCACCACTACAAGAAAGGGGGCACCTGATGTGCAAGAAACCGCGGTGGCCTGACGGCCAAGGAATCGATATCGTACTGGACCCACGACTGCTGAAGAACCTCGTCCTTCTGGAGTCGCCTGCGCAAGCCCGGCTTCGGAAGTGCGAACTGAAGATGCTCCGGCAGATGCACTCGGCTATGGGACTGCCAAGCGAACTACTCGAAGGAAAAGGGGGGACCCGATGAGCACTACAACGCTGGCGAAGATCATGCGGCATCGGGCCATGCTGAAGGTCGCCGTGGGAAATTTGATTCAGGAGTTGCAGACGCGCTGCGAGTTGCACGACCTCTCGAAACTTCGGGGCGATGAGTTCGGGGGGATCTGCGCCTTGGACGAGGCGACGATATCAACCAAGTACGGCAGCGACGAACAGCGCGCGGCCATGAAAGAGCACGGAGCAGTCATCGACCTGCACTACTCTCGCAACGAACATCACCCGGAGCACCACGCACCCGGCGAAATGGGCTGGCTCGATATCGTCGAGATGGTCTGCGACTGGTGGGCGGCGTGGGTGGTCTACGACGCGGAGAAAGACGACGAGCACAAGACGACTTGGGGCGAGGTGCTGGATAGGCAATGCGAGCGGTTCCGGGAAGAACTGACTCCATTCCAAATGGACCTTGCCGTGGACATAGCTGCGTGGCTTGAGCCCGAGGCAGTTATCTACCCCCCCGAGGTGGCACCCAAGGCAAAAGTCCCTCGGAGCATCTACGTCCACCACACGCCGGAGAATCAGGTTGCATTCATTGTCCTGCCTGGCCGGCTCTCCATCGAGGCGATTGTGGATATCGCCCGTAGCCTGGCCCAGTGCGAGATTACCAGGACCGCACATCTGCACTACCGGTGGATGGAAGAGTGGCAGGACGGCGAGGGTATTCCGGTGGGCGCGACTCGGCCGGAAGTCGGGGCATTGCTTTGCAGCGTCTACGACCCGGCCGGGGCCTATGGCGTGGAGTTTGAGAGCTACGCTGGCGAGGCCAAGGCTCAGCGAGAGTTGGACGTGGAATCGAACCCGGAGAAGGAGGAAGGAGATGAAGGATAGCACACCAGAAGAGAACAGCCGCAAGGCATACCGGATCACCATCGAGGCGGTTCCGTTCGAGGACCTGCGGGCCGGGGACCTGTTCGCGCTGCATGACGAGGACCCGCGTGGATGCGAGGATGGTACAAGCGTCTGCATTGCCCAGGAAGACCCGGTGCCATGCGAGCCGGTCCCGGGTTGCGAGCGTAACTTCAAACTCCTCGCCACGCTCCCGGTCGTCAAACTGCCGCTCGGTGCCCAGCGCATTCTCATGGAGCGGTTGAAGTGGATAGTACAGAAAGGGCCGGCCAAGATAGTCGTGCTGCCGGCGGAAGTGCCGGTACAGCCCGAGCACCAGACCATATGCGCATCGGAGGATTACCCCCAGGACGAGGAGGACGCATCACCATGAAGAAGAAAGAGAGTGCAGCGGACAGCCTATTTTTTGTGATTGAGGAAGGATATCTTCGGGTCATCCGCCTCTTGCTGTGGACGTTGACTATTCTCTGCACTCCGATCTGGCTGCCGCGCTGGCTGTGGGTGAACTGGAAGCGCAACAGCGAGGGACTGCCACGCGTCGAGCCTTTCCATCCGGTGCGCTGCAAATGCAGAACGGTGCAGGACGGGTGCGTTGAGGCAATGGACGAGGCGTATCGCAGAAACGAGGAGAAGCGAACCCGTTGACCAAGGCAAGCCGAGCAGTTATGCTCTGTGCGGGTAGAATCTTCTTGGAGGAACACATGCTGAAGAGAATAACCATCGCAGTAATCGCACTCGCAGTCGTGCTCCTGGCAGCGATGCCGGCGAGTGCGCAGAACATTCAGACATTCACGGGATGGGATGGCCAGAAGCATCATTACACCTTTGGGGGTGGGGTTGACGACCTCTTGCGGGTGGAGTGCACTGCTCCGGCTGCTGGCATCGACGCCAATATCCACGCCGCGGACGGGACGGCTCTGGGCCACACCCTGGACGCACTGCACACCATAGCGGTCGACGCGCTCGGGGTCGTCAGGACCGTCTGGGCAGTGAGCCAATCCGGGACGTGGGATATCAACGACATCTCCGGGACGATAACGCTGCCCGTCGGCGCTGCGAGGGACACGACCTCGCTGCTCATCCTGGCAGACACCAACGACATGCTCCTCGACACCGCCAGCATCGACAGCAAGACGCTCGCCCCGGGCGCGGCGCTGGCCGCGGCCTCGTCTCCCGTCGCGCTGGCTACAGACCAGATCGGATTGCTCGCCAGCAAGGCCAACCAACTGCCGGACGGGCACAACGTCACGGTGGACAACGTCTCGCTGACCGTGGACGGCACGTTCTGGCAGGTGACCCAGCCGGTATCAGGTGCTTTCTATCAGGTCACGCAGCCCGTGTCGGGAACATTCTGGCAAGTGACGCAGCCGGTCAGCATCGCCGCGGGCACGGCGATCGACAGCCTGGACGTCGACCAGGAGGCATCGTGGCTGGACGTCACCACCGGCGGAGGCCACGACGCGCTGCACGGCGTCATCGATCACAACGACCTGGAACCCGCTGACACCAACTTGCCGCTGAAACTCTACGTGCTGCCACCGGCAAAGGATCTGCACGAGATCACGATCACGGCCACCGACGACGACACGAACGACTTCGAGTACGACCTGATAATCTTGACCACGAACGACATTCCCTCGGCGGTCTACGACTTCGACGCATGGATGAGCGTCGGGGCTCTCGTCGTGCCACAGTGGAAGGTGGCCCGGGACGCCACCAAGGCCGTCATCAGCCAGCCGCTGATCCGTACCCACGCCTCCTACCTGGTGCTGATCATGATCAGCGCGGTGACCGAGCCAGCGACCAACCCCCAGATGCGCGTCCTGTCCTACACAAACGGGAACACCCGATGAGCCCGCGCACGGCCGAAGAGAATAGAAAGATCGCAGGGACATCAGCCGCGGCCGGGGCCCTGCTCCTCATAGCCGCAGGCGTGATCGCCGTGTTCGCGAGGCCGGTGAAGGTGGACGTCGTGGCGACCGCGGACGTCGTGGCCGTCGAGGTGGTGGCTCAACCCACGGACGTCACCGAGCAACCGACGGCGGAAGTGGTGGCGCACCCGGCCATGACCATCTGCTACCACCGGGGCACGGGCGTGGTCATCGCCGCACTGCCATACGGGCAACGGTGGGGGCCGGGGCCGAACCGGGAGCCGCTGGCCACCGCCGACGTGGACCTGCCGCCCGACTTCAGCGTCCAGGACCTTGCCCTGCGCAAGTGGGAATACCGTGACGGAGCCATGGTCAAGGTGCCCGGAGTCAAGCCCGCGGTCGTCATCGTGCCGCCCGACATGGAGGCAATAGAATGAGACGCCTACTGCTTACGGCCCTGCTCTGCCTCCTGCCAGCAGTGGCCCACGCCGCATGTCCCGCCGGAGTCTGCACCGTCGGGGCGGGAAAGGATTACACCGTCATGGCGACGGCCTTCGCCGCCCTGGCCAACGACGACGTGATCGAGAGCTATGGGGGCGTCGGCGGGTACACCGAGAACAACCAGACCCTGCAACCGGCCGCGGGCATCACCGGCGTGACGTGGAACCACTACGAGGCCGACTACACGTTCGACGGAGGGGGCGGCACGGCGACATTCCTGACCCTCGCAGCCACCAACACCGGCTGGGACATCGACGTCAACAACGGCACGGGCCGGGTGGTTATGACCGGCTACATCGGGGCAAACCCGTTCGTGGTCACGGGGGCGTCGAATACCGTCGGCGGCTTCCGGCTCACGGCCAACGGGGCGGCGGGCGTGGCGCAGGTCACAGCCATTGCGACGGGCAACTCGGTCACTTTCACCGACATCCTGATAGACAACCCGGTGGACCCGACGAACCAGAACTGGACGGGGATCTACCTGAACGGCGCATCGCAGACCGTTACTGGCTGCGAGATCAAGGACGCCACCCTTACGGGTGCGACACAGAACGCTTATCCAATATACGTCGACACGTCTGCGACGCTCTCGTCAGTGTCGGACTGCTCCATTCACGACATATCCCATGAAAACCGGATCTGGGGCGTGAATTCGTCCGACAATGCCGCCGATCTCGATGTCCTCACCGTGTCTAGATGCCGAGTGTACGACCTGACCGCTGATCGCATTTGGGGTCTGAGGTCATTGCGCCGGGCGATGGTGGTGTCCGACGTGCTGGCGTATGGATTCACCGCCATCGGGACCGACAAGGCCCTGGAGATAGATGGCGGCGGCACCGCCATGGCTGCGTCCGTCGTGAGCAACCTCACTGTGGTGGGTCCAGTCGCCCAGGGGCTCACGAGCTCAAACAATCCTGCGGCGTCCGTGACTGCCCGCAACTGTATCGTCGATGGCAGTACGGCTCTGGGCTACTACTCCACGACTGCCGGACAAGTGCTGAGTAGCTACAACGTATGCAACAAGGCGGCGGGAGCCGGTTTTTTCGCGTTCTGGAATGCGACCGCCACCGACCTCGACGACACTGACCCCCTATTCCAGGACGCCGCCAACGACGACTACAGCCTCTCGCTCGCCTCTCCGTGCCTGGACACCGGCATGTGGCCGTCCGGCAGGAGCAGCGACCTGGCAGGACAGCACGCGCCGTCCGGCCCACGCATGGACCGGGGCTGCTACGAGTACCAGCAGGACAACCCACGCTCGATGCGCACTCGGGTCACCGTCCCGCCGACCGTGCCGACCAGGGACGAGGGAATGGCAAGATAACCAGCAACAACATGGAGGCGGAACCATGGACACCAGCAAAACAACAGGACTGCAAGTACCATTCAACCCAAAACGACGGTTCGCAGGTCCGTCGGCAGACGACCGCAGCATTGCGCTCCTGAAGCACAAGGCGCACACGGCTGAAGTCGAGGTAGCCAGACTGAAGGAACGCCTCGAGGGGAGGTTGCATTGATGGCTGACCAAGCACCGACGGGGCCGGCACTCAGATACCACGGAAGCAAGTGGCGAATGGCACCGTGGATAATCCGGCACTTCTCAGCGCACCGAATCTACTGCGAGCCTTTCGGTGGGGGAGCGGCTGTCCTCCTGCGCAAGCCCAGGTCCTGGTCCGAGGTCTACAACGATCTCGACTGCGACGTCGTCAACTTCTTCCAGGTCCTCCGGGAGCGAACGGAAGAGTTCATGCATGTCCTGTCGCTCACGCCATTCGCTCGTGACGAGTTCGACCAGGCCTACGAGCCAGCGGACGATCCGATGGAACGGGCTAGGCGTTTCGCCATCCTCAGCGCGCAGGGAATGGTGAGCGGATGCCAGGGCAAGACGAGCTTTCGCACCAACATCACCTACAACGCTTCGGCAGTCGCCAGAGCATGGGCCGAATATCCAGAGCGCATCAGAGACGTGGCGAACCGGCTCCGTGGGGTGACGATAGAAAACCGAGACTACGAAACTCTGATGCGTGGCCACGACAGCATCCACTCCCTGTTCTACGTGGACCCTCCATACCTCCGCGAGACCAGGACCAGCCACCGGAAGTACACGGAAGAGTTCGACTCCCCCGAAGCCCACGGGAAACTCATCGACTTCCTGTGCGGGTTGGAGGGCAAGGTCATTCTGTCGGGTTACGACAGCGACCTCTACGAGGAGCGGCTCGCAACCTGGTGGTCGGTGAGTGCGTCAACGATGTCGGAACGTCCTGGCACCGGCGCAGTGGCGAGAACTGAAACCATCTGGCTCAACGAGTCTGCCAGAAACGGAATGGGGGTACTGCTGTAATGGCCAAGCACGAAATCAAGGAAGTAATCGAGGACCCGGGCACGAGCGAGGCAGGCTTTCTCCTGCGCGTCGAGTGCCCATTCTGCGGGGCTCTGGTCAACGTCACGGTCAACATGGACTTCCGGGAAGCAATACTCCGGGAAGGATGCTTGGCAGAGGTTGCATTCGAGGCTTTATGCGGCAAGTGCGGGGGCGGGCTTTCCATCCCCATGGCGCTCGGGCTCTACCGGAAAACGGCGCTGACAACGAAGGCGAACTGAGGGAGATCGCATGGCAAGAAAGAAGATACCACTGTCGGACCTGGAACCCTCAGACTACAACCCCCGGAAGATTGCGCCCGAGCACATGGCCAGACTCAAGACGTTGATTCGAGAGCACTCGGGAGCCGTCGAGGGATGGGACGTCAAGGACGGGCTCAGACTGGCTACGACCATCACCGTGAACCGGCAGGGAATGAGAATCGTGGGCGGGCACCAGCGCGTCAAGGCCCTGCTCGAACTGGGGCAATCCTGGATTGACTCTGCGGATATCACCTGGGTAGACCTTGTGCCAAACTCGCCGCAAGAGAAGGCGCTGAATATCGCGCTGAATTCACAGGACGCGGCTGGCGAGTGGGACGTGGAAGCACTCAGCGTTCTCATCGGCGAGATTCAGTTGTCGGACATCGACGTGGAGTTTACGGGACTCGCAGACGATACCATAGCGGAGTTGCTGGCAAGCCTGAAACCGCCCGGACCTGGGCCGGGTGGAGGTGGAGACGATCCGCCGCCAGACCCGGCTGAGAAGTTGCGGGAGAAGTGGAAGACCAATGTTGGCGATGTATGGGGCCTCGGAGCATTCACGGCCTGTCCGAAGTGCGGCAAGGTGCACGAGTTATCATGAGATGCTCATGCGGACACGACTTCGAGCCAGTTCGCCAGCACCGGCATTACCTGGTCTGCGCAGACGCCACCACGAAAGAGGCGTTCGAGGCAATCCCCGGAAAGCCTCTGGTCCATCTCACATTTACTTCGCCACCATATGGCAATCAGCGAGACTACAAGGTCGGAACTGGCTTTGACTGGAATGCCGTCGTGCCGGCGGTCATTGCCAACTGCCACAGCCACGGCGTCCCGGACCACCAGGCGCTCATCAACCTTGGGCTGGTGCACCGCGAGCGACGAGTCGTGATGTATTGGACCTCGCTTCTCGAACGGATGGAGGCTGAAGGGGCCCCGCTTTTCGGCTGGTATGTGTGGGATCAGGGATGCGCCCTCCCCGGAGACTGGAACGGTCGTCTGGGCCCATCGCATGAATTCGTGTTCCATTTCGCTGCTGCTGCCAGGCAGGCGAACAAGATTGTGGAGTGCAAGTGTGCCGGGGAATTCCACCGTCTGTCCAGCACCGGCGATACGTCTGGGCTTAGAAACGCAGCTGGCGGAAGGAGCGGATGGAATGGACTAGACAAGAAGGTGCAGAGCCACAAGATCCCCGACTCCGTTATCCGAGAGCCTCGCCAGTATGGAGGAGTCCCCGGGCATCCAGCGCCATTCTCCGTTGCCTTCGCAAAGCTCGTCATCGATGCATACTCGGCTCCAGGAGACTTTGTCTGCGACCCCTTCGTCGGAAGTGGCACCACCGTCATAGCAGCGGAGCAGGCCGGCCGGCGCTGCATCGGAATCGACATCGCACCTGAATACATCGCAGTTGCGCTTGAACGGATGGCCACCCTTGGCGTGGCCGTGGAGAAACTCAATGAAGTGTAATTGCGGACATGAGTTCGAGCCCGAGGTTCAGTATCGCCATCGGATCGTCTGCGGAGACTCGACGGACAAGGAGGTCGTCGCTGCCGTCATGGATGGTGAGAAGGCTATCGCTATGTGGACGGACCCACCATATGGAGTCAGTTACGTCGGCAAGACGAAGAACGAACTGGTCATTGGCAACGATGGGGCGAAAGACCTGCCGGACCTCCTGCGGAGGGCGTTCGCCACTGTCACCGACTTCCTTGAGCCTGGCTCTCCTTTTTACATCGCCGCACCGGCTGGGCCCATGGGGACAGTATTCCGGTTGGCCCTCCAGGAGGCAGAGTGGAGGTTTCACCAGGCGTTGGTATGGGTGAAGAGTTCCATGGTCCTCGGCCACAGCGATTATCACTACAGGCACGAGGACATTCTGTATGGATGGACTCCAGGGCAAGGCCGGTCGGGACGCGGCGACCATGCCGGTTCCAAATGGTATGGGGACCATTGCCAGACAACCGTCCTCGAACACGACAAGCCGTCTCGGAACGAAGAGCATCCTACCATGAAGCCCATCTCGCTGATTCTTCAGTGCCTCTCGAATTCCACTGCTGCAGGACACTTGGTCATTGACCCGTTCCTTGGCTCTGGTTCGACTCTGATTGCTTGCGAACGCACCAACCGCCGCTGCCGGGGAGTTGAACTTGCACCGAAGTATCTCGCAGTGTGTCTGGAGCGCTTCTTCGCAGAGACGGGACTTACGCCTGTGCGCGTGGTAGAACAAGATACCTAGAGTTGTAGTAGGGCAGGCTAACCGCACACGCGCGAGGACCACCCCGCCAAGCCCGTCAATGCTACAGTCGGATACGCGCGTGATGCACCTCCGCTACGCGTTTCTCATGCAAAGTTGAACTCTCGAAACGCCCCCCGGATCGTGCAGAGAGGCAATCGCACGCATTCGCGGCCCATCTTGACGCAGATACGCATTTCAGATACGCTCTGTTACGGGAGGGCAACCTGTGTCTGGGCGGATACCACTACACATTTGGGATAGGGTAAGACAACTCTTTCTGACGCTTGAGCCGGACGGCAAGCCCCGCTTCGGAGGCCCCTCGAATATCGCAGCCATCATCAATGAGGAGTTCGGGTTGAACGTAGGCCGCGTGACCATCTCCCGGAAGATCACAGAGAAGGGTTGGCGTGGTGAGCGGGACGCTTTCATAACCGCGGCCATGCGTCGGGTGAGTGGCGGCAAGACCACGTCGCAGGATGAGGGCATGGCTCCACAAGGCGACATGATGAATGTCGAGGGGACCAGCGAGGACGCCCTTCTCAACCGGACGAAACTGGCGATCATCGGGCACATGGAGTCCTACCTCTCCGGCACCAAGAAGGTCACCGAGGCCGCGCTCAAAGCAATCGAGTTCGAACTGTACATCCACGCCAAGGCGATGACGAAAGTAAACAGCCTCTTGCAGGCCGGCGCAGACGTGCTGTCGGGTGAAGTTCTGATGTATCGCAAGGTGATGTTGAGCCCTATCGTGCTGTCGCAGATAGCGAGGCTCGGCCAGATTATGACGACCGGCCAGGTCAGCATCGCACTCAACCACGTGCAGCGAGTGGTAAACAAGACGCTCATCATGCAGTGGGGCAACGACCCCTATCCAGACCCCCCCGAGCCAGATGCCATGCGCCTCGGCACTGGCCAAGCGATTGACGCACCGGCAGATGAAGAGGAAGGCGACGACGACGAGTTTACGGCAGAAGAGCCGGACTCCAGGCATCGCAGTGTGGCATACTCAGTCAAGAAAGGCGACGGCAAGTACGAGGAATGACGTTGACCGGAGCAGCCCCATCATTTCAGCCGACCGACTTCATCCGGCAAGAGTCAGCCTACGTGCCTCACAACGGAGGCCAGGTTGACTTCCACAAGCACGGCCATCTGCTTTGGCGGTGGCTTGTGTGCGGGCGGCGGTGGGGGAAGGACCGCGCCACGATCCAGGAGATGTGGAGGGCCTGCAGCAAGATAGCAATCCGCCGAGTGCACAACCGAGCCAGGTATCGCAGCCTCGTTCCGCTCGTCCATGTGTGGGTGGTAGCTCCAGACTATCCTCGCCTTGAGCAGTTCTGGAATGAGATGAAGGTCTTTATCCCGGACATCTGCCAGGTCAAGGTCAACGAAGCCAAGCACCGAATGGAGTGCACGGTCACCGGCGACCGGGAGCCACAGATATTCATTGAGTTGAAGTCTGCCGTCAAGCCGAAGTCGCTCACGTCCGTGGGCCTCGACGTCCTGGTCATCACCGAAGCCGGGCTTGTAAAGAAGGTGGCGTGGGACGAGGCCCTGCAGCCCTGCCTTTTCAGCCCTGGCCGCGTCGGAATGGTCATCGGCAACGGCACTCCCAAGGGCCCGAACTGGTTCAAGAAGGAGTTCGACCGGGCCATCCACGCCATGAAGAAGCACGGCCCGAAGGCCGGCAGATGGGCACTGCAGGCCGGCAGTTACACCAACCCTCACATCACGCCATCGCGACTGCGGGAAGTCCTCAGGAACATGTCCCGCCGCAAGCAGCGCCAGGAGGTCCACGCCATCTTCCTGGGGGCCGGCGAGGCATACTTCCCGGACCCGGGGCCCCGCAAATGGCCCGACGGCAAGGAACTGGTTATCGCATTGCCCGTCATCATCTCCATCGACTGGGGCCGTACCGGCGATCCGACTATCTTCACTGCGTTGGACCTGCATGGTCACATGCTCGCCACCGAGTCCATCTACCGCAAGGGCTTCGACTTCCAATTCAAGCAGTTGCACAAGTTCGCACAGCAGTTCATCGATGCCGGCGTGCCGCCCGAGTACATCTGCTTCGTGCCCGAGGTGGTCTCCATTGGAGGCCATGCTCTTGCCGAGCGCATCGCAAAGGAATTCGATGTCGCCGGCTACCACACGCCGACCATGGAAGCGTTCGTGACCACCGGCACTAGCAAGCCGACGTCACTTGAGACGCTCAACTTCGACCTCGAGGAAGACAACCCGGAAGGCCTCTGGCTGCTTGACGACCCGGAACTCATCAACCAACTAATCACGTTCGAGGAAGGCGATGTTCGCCACACGAGGCACGTCAAATCAGAGGACGAGGATGGCGAGGTCCACCACTTCGATCATGTGATGGCACTTGCAATGGGCAATTCGAAAAGGCATGATTTTCTAGAATGGGGTTACGAGGTCGGACCGTCGATCAGCGATGTCTCGGCGTAAAAGGAGAAGAAGATGGGTAAAAGGGCAGCCAGCAAAGACACTGACAGGACGGGCTTCGTTGATGCAATTCTCGCAGAGGTCCCGGTGCTCCGTGGGCTCGCGGGCCTGGGCATTCCAGAATCGAAGCAACTCCCGGACTTCGATGACAACAAGAGCGTTATCGCGCCGCGCTATGACCCCGCGACCTGGGCGGCTCTGGTCGAGTGCTCTACTCGCTTCAAACGCTGCATTTCCATCATGGCGCACAACACCGTCGGGCTGGGCTACGAGGTGACCTTCGACCCGCTTCTGTATGAAGCGCTGCGGGACGGGAAGGAAAAGGGCGAGGCTGACGCTGCGGCAGATGAGTGCCGTGCCTTGCTGGCGACTCCGAATGCTGAGGTGCCGATAAACGTACTGCTGGACCTGGTCAAGACAGACCACGAATCCACCGGCAACGGTTACATTGAGATGACACGTCGGGTGAGCGATGGCAAGCCGGCAGGACTGTACCACTGCCAGTCGGCCCGCACCCGCGTCACCAACCAGGACCTCTTCATCCAGAAGAAGTTTTCCGATGACAGGTACTTCATTCCGTGGGGCGACGAGCGCATCATCGACCCCAAGACAGGCAAGGAGAGTCCGTCGCTCGACATGGAACACCGCGCCAGCGAGATGATCCACTTCAAGATCTACTCGCCCTATGACTCGACCTACGGCGTGCCGCGGGCTTCGACCGCCGATATCGCCATCCAAGGGCTCAACAAGGTCGACCTTCGCAACGTCGACTTCTTCGACTTCGAGGCAATGCCAAGGATCATCATCGCCGTTGAAGGTGGCGTGAAAGAGGACATGAAGGGGCTGGAGAAGAAAATCCAGTCCTTCATCTCGCAGAACAGGGGCAACACCAAGTCGAGCCGCATCCTCTACGTCCAAGCACGCGCTGGACGCGATGGCACCGCGCCCAAGATTCACATTCACGAACTCGGAAAGTACGACCGCGATGCGACGTTCTCGGAATACCGGAAGGCCAAGGAAGAGGAGATCCGGGAGGCCTTCGGCATTGGCAAGGTGTTCTTCGGCACCGCAGATGACGTCAACCGGGCCTCTGCCATCGTCACGGCAAAGGCGACCATCGAGAACATCTTCTGGCCGGAAACGCTGGCCTACTCCTACCGCCTCACTCAGTGCATCGCCAAGCAGTTTCACCCCGCGGTGCGCATCGACTTGCAGAAGTCCGACATCACCGACGCTGCGCTGCAGGCAGAGATCATCAAAGTCTACGGTGCCGATCTCGGAGTGCTGACCATCAACGAGATTCGGGAGGTTATCGGGTGGGAGAAACTCGGTGACGACAAGGCGGATATCCCGCTCATCTATCTCAAGAACGTCACGCCCGAAGAGAAGCAGCAGGCAGAACTGGAGACGACCGTGAAGGCGCTGAACCGCCAGGTCGAAGAACTGCGCGATGCGAAAGCCATCGTCGCCATATGATGAGGCTCTCTTGAACGCCATGCGGACAATGCGGCTCATCAAGTCCGGGATGCTCTTCGATGCAGTCCACCACCCACTGCCAGCCATCCGGCGAGCGGCACTCTGGGAGTTGGATCTAGACGAGGTCCTGGCCACTTCGTTTCGCTCCAAGGCAGGCGCATTCCTCGAGGCGGGTCCGGTCAAGGATATCCTAGACGAGATGGCTCTACCTGGGAATCTGGTCTACACCGCGGCCGGCGATGTAGGCTTTCGTCCCGGGCTGTGGGATGACTTCGTGCGACTGTCTGAAGAGCGCATCGGTATCCCCATGGGGCAGGAGGTCAAGGACGAGATGTCGAAGTTGTTCGTCCGCGAGCAAACGCAGTCATCTGCGGAGGCAGCGAAGGCAGCCGGCATTCGTGCGGAGGGACTGAGCGGAGCCGCGGGCGTCATCAAGAACTACAACCTCCAGGACGTGAAGGCTACTCAGCACCTCGCCAACAACAACCTGTATTGGGTGAAGACGGGGGGGCACCGGAATATCGAGCCCGGCCTGGCGAAGGTGGTGAAGGAAGGCCTCGACAAAGGACTCGGCCGCAAGACCATCGCTGAGAACCTGCGCTCGGCGCTCGGCCATGCCTACCAGGTGGAAGAGAGCAGATGGGCCGTCGTTGCGAGTGCCGCCATGAACCGGGCCCGTGTCTTTTCGAGGATGCGGGAGATGGCTCGTCTCGATATCGAGATCGTGAGGTTCTTCAACCCGATGGATAAACGGACATCGGAGGTCTGCCAGAGCCTCCACGGCAACGAGTTCAAGACGGTCAAGCTCATGGAGATCGTCACCAACGTCGAGAACTCCACCACGCCCGAGCAGGCCATGGACGCGCAGCCCTGGCTGTCAGTCACGGTCGACCCGGAGACGAAGGAGCAGACGTGGTTCGAGAGCACGTCCGAGGGTAGACACGAGGTTGAACTGGACGAGCTGAAGGCTTCCGGGAGGGTGGTCCCTCCTCTTCACGGCAACTGCCGCAGCGAACTGATCGGCGTGTTCAAGGAAGAGTCGGAAGAGGAGCGGCGCTCGTGGACAGAGACGAGGACCTCAGAGGCAAAGGTCACGGTCACCAAGAACGCTGCATCTGCCGCCTCCATCCTGGCACAGCAGGGTAAGAAAGTGCCGGCCGTGGCAGAGCAATACCGCGTGGACGAATTGCAAGGCATCGCGGGCGTCTCGGAATACGGCGAGCGCTTCCTCAACCAGTCGTATACCTGGAACTCGACTGACGATGCGTTTTCCATGACAACGAACTGGTCGAAGAAGGACACCGGGTGGCTGGCTGCACGGTGGATGGTCGCCGCCACCAGCGACACCATTGCCGTCGTCAACGAAGCCATGGTGAAGATGCCTTGCTCGACAATCGAGCGCATCGGGAAGGCCTTGGAGAAGGTAGCGGGCAAGGCTGGAGTGAAAGCCAGGATGGTCCTTCCGCTCGGTTCGAACACCGGACGGACGGCAGAGGCATTGCTGGACTGGCACCTCGAGGCGCAGACGGCCGGCGAGTTCGGGGCATGGCTGGACAAGCGGAAGATGCGCGACCTGTTCAAGCGACTCGGCGTGTCGTTCAATACCAATGCGACCATGCGAGAGTTGCTGACTGTGCGCGTGAACGGCGTCGCACCGGTGCAGCAGTTCCTGCACGAGAATGCGGACGCCACTTTCGAGTGGTTGCCTTAGGAGGCTGACGTGGCAGAGATACTCAAGGCAGTGGCAGAAGATGGGGACATGAAGTCGCTCTATGCTGCCGATGCTGCGCTCGATGACATCGCAGATGCGCTGGTCGGATCGTTCGTGGTAGAATTCGAGACTGAGGAGTTCGGCCACGTCGAGGTGGTTGTGCGAGCTACGGAACTGGAACTGTAGGAGGCATCATGGGACTGCGAAGATTCAACACGGCACACGCCGGCCACCCGGCATTCGCATGGCTTGTCAACATGCTGAAGAAGGGCTTCGGTGGCGGCTCACCAGAACTCACCATCACCATACTCGGGACCGACGTGCGGCAGGTAATGAAGGCGCACGACATGTCCTTCGGGCTGCTGATAGAAGGCAATGGTCGCTCTGCGGTGGTGGACCCAGGCCCCGACATCGAGCAACAGTTGTGGCGCTATGGCTCTGGTGCGAAGGCCATCGGGGCTGTCTTGCTCACGCACGAGAACCACCTGGTGCGGGCCGGCATGGGACTCTTCGAGCGACTCGGCTGCGAGGTAGTTGCCTACGGAGAGAACCGCAAGACGCTGTCTCCGCTCATGGAAAGCGGCGGGCGTGTTCCGTCCTTTCCGGTGTGTGGCGGGATGGTCAAGGCGATCCGAGTGCGGCATGAAGCCGGAGAGCAGTCCAGTGCGTTCCTCATCGAAGCAGGCGGCTGCAAGGTGCTGCTGGCCCCTCATGTCCGGTCGTTCGGTGGCATGATGGAAGAGTTGAGTCCCGACGTGCTCCTTCTTGGCGTTGGCCAGGTCGACGGATCGGACCCCGAGTATCTTGGGCTGAAGTCGCTCCCCGCCGAGATGCCGACGTTCCTGGTTGCCTACGGGTCCGATGGGTGGCACTCGAAGGCAGTCGACCTGCCGGCGAACGTCACTCCGCTGATGCGTGGGGATCGTCTGGCGCTTTCCGATGGGGCGGTCAAGGTGCTGCGCGAAACAACCGAGGACCTGGTGCTGGCGAAGGGTTGGGTTTCGATGAGCGAGACGGACGGCAAGCCAACCATCCACGTGGCCGGCGACCCGAGCGACGCACTCAAGGCCCAACTGGCGGCACTGGTAGGTCACGATCTGCGAGACAAGATAGAATTCAGTTTCGGTGAACCCGCACCATCCGGGGCCGTGGAACTGTTTGACTTGTGCCTCAAGGGCGCAGCACCGCAAGCAGTCGCCAGGCCGACGGCTGATCCACAACCAGACGATGCGTAGTGCCATGATGGCAAACCACACGCCTTACTTGACATAAAGGCACGCTTTCAAAAAACAGTTTGACAATGTGGCAGAGGCACAAGTACCCTTTGCGTGGAGGTCCACATGAAGCGAAGCCTCGCCATGCCCCTATTCAAAGCCAACTTCAGCCTGCAAAAGAGTTACCTGGAAGTCATCAAAGCAGAGGATGGAGAGGCCGAAGAGCGGAAATTGTGGGTGGAAGGCTACGCCAGTCATGGATCCGTAGACACCTATGGCGATGAGATCAGCGAAGCCGGCATGAAAGACCTCGCTGCGAAAATCGCAGACGTGGTAATGCTCCACAACCACAACCCGGACCAGGAGATTGGCCGCGTCGTCGAAGCCAAGTATGTGGCGAAGGAGCCGGCAGTCTGGATCAAGGGATGGCTTGCGCTCGGAAAGGATGAATACCTCCTGGAAGATGCGGATAGTGTTCCCGCTAAGGTCATGGACGGACGGATCGATTCATTCTCCATCCATGCATACCCGTCCGAGTATCGCATCATCGACACACCTGACGAGTTCAGGATTATCATTGAGGCATGGGAGCGAGTCGTCGAGTTGTCGATGACCTCCGTCCCCGTACAGGAGCGAGCGAAGCTCCTGGATTTCTACGTCAAGTCGTTCGGTAGGGAGGTTCTCAGCATGCACAAGGACGAACTGGAAAAAGCCGTCGAGAAAGCACTCGGCAAGGAAAGCGGCATCGTTGAGAGGATCGTCGGTTCGGTTCTGAAGGCGCTGAAGGGCGACGGCGGGGCTCCTCCTGCCGATCCTCCCGCGGCCGATCCTCCCGCGGCCGATCCGCCTGCTGCTGATCCCCCCGCGGCGGAACCCCCGGCAGAGGACCCTCCCGCGGACCCGGCACCTGCGGATCCGCCCGCTGATCCTCCGGCAGACCCGCCCCCGGGCGAGGAGCCTCCGGTTGTCGAGCCTCCCCCCGCGGCCGAGCCGCCCGTGGAAGAGCCTCCGGCAACTCCTCCGGTTGCGGACCCGCCCGGACCCGTAGAGCCGACGCCGACGCCGGCAGAGGATGGCGAGAAGGCGCTGAAGGACAAGCAGGACGAGTTGGCCCGAGTCACAGCAGAAATTGCTGTCATGGAGCGGAAGAAAGCGGACCTGGCCGCAGCCGCCAGCCGCCAGGAGCCGGTGCCGCAGCCGCCGGCGGAACCGACGCCCGAAGGAAAGAAGCCGAAGTTTTCGACATTCGGCGGGTCGATCATCGACCTCGATAAGGTGTAAGCGCCCTGGAGGGCATTGACTGAACCGGTCCATGTGGCCAAAGCGAGGAGAGTACCATGAGCGACAAACTGCTTGATGTCATTTCGGACCGAAACCGATTCAGGAAAGCGATCCTCGAATCCGACTTCGCTTCCGGGGCTCTGATGAACCCGGACCAGCAGAAGGAATGGGCGCAGTTGGTGCGCGGTTCCCGCGTGTTCCTCGACCAGTTCGCCCGGTTCGAACAGGTCGAAAACCTCGACGGCGAGATGCCTCGGATGCACTGGGGTGAGCCGATCACCGCCAAGGCGGAAGAGACGGAAACGACCGCCCAGACCGGCCAGCCCAAGCTGGACGCCATCTCGTATTCGGGCCAGACCGTCAAGGTCCGCATCGAGTTGTCCTACAAGTCCCTGCTGCACGCGGCGGGCGGAAAGTCCACCTTCGAGGCGGCAGTGCTGGCCGGCATCGAAAACAGGCACGGCGTCGACGTGGAACTGGTGTGCTTCGAGGGAGACACCACGACCTATGCGGCCGGCACCGACAAGTACTCGATGTTGCTCAAGACCTTCGACGGATGGTATCTCCAGGCGCAGCAGGCCCGGGTGCTGGACGCAGGCGGTGCTGAGATCGATGCTGACCTGCTCTTCGAGGCTCTGGACATGTACCCCGACTCGGCGGTGACCGACAAGACCAAGTGGCTCTGCAACATGGGGCTGCGGCGTGACTATCGGCGCTACCTGGCGACCAAGACCGGTGGCAATATCCTGGAGCAGGCGCTCACTGGGCCCGGCTACCAGGACATGATCTTCCCGGACGCGCCGGCCCTGCCGATCAGCGCCATCCCGAAGAGCAAGGAAGTCAGCATCATGGCGGCGACCCCGGCGCAGGTCAAGTCCGTCAACACCGGCCCGTTCACCATCACTGCCGGCTCGACGACCGGACTGAAGGTGCGCATCGATGACGGGGCCTATGGCAACGTAACGAAAACCCTCGCCCTGACCGCAGGCAAGGCCCGCACCACGTCGCAGATCGCCGAGGCGCTCAACACGGCATTCGGTCGTGTCGTTGCACGCGACTGGGATGGCCACCTTCTCATCTACTGCGAGAACACCGGCGTGGCGACCGAAGTCGAGGTCATGGCCGTGGCACTGGATTGCTACACCATCCTCGGTCTGACCGCGAGCACCGCCACCGGCTCCGATGCCGGGACCGCAGGCACCCGTTACGAGGGCACCTACATGATGCTCACGGACCCCTCCAATCTCGTCGCCATCAAGGGTCTGCATACCCGGATGCATGTCGGCTGGGAGAAGAACACGGACCACCTGGAGATCGTCATCTTCGATGAGTACGACGCGACCATCGAGGACCTCGATGCGATGGTGCTCATCAAGAACATCAAGAAGATGCGGAGCGTGTAGCAGGCTGCTGACTGAGCGGTCTGATTGACAACTGACAACACTGAAGGGGGAGGGGCCAGCCCCCGGCCCGGGGCAAGTCCCTCCTCCTCGAACCTTCCTGGAGGCCACCGCCAATGAAATCACAACGAGCACGCAAGCCGGCAGCGGAAGATCTTCTTCCGCCGACTGACCACAGCGCTGAGGACTCTGCGGGCGAGACGCAGGATGCTCGGCAAGTGCCGCACACCACATTCGTCTGCAAGTCGCCAGCGGTTCTTTTGCGCGACCCCATCATGGGAGAACTCCGTTCGAAACGTGGAATGAAGCACGTCGTTCCCACCGGCGGGCCGATGTATCAGTGGTTCAAGTCCAACACGAACGCGTTCAAGGAAGAAGGGGAAGCCGACAAAGCCAAGGGGGCCAAGACCCTCAAGGCACCGGTTATGACGAGGAAGTTCACGCCAAAGGCGTAGCGTAATGGAATGATGAAATGCGCTCCTATGCGAGGTTCGATTCACTAGACCAACTTCCGCTCGACCTGCTTGAGCGAGAACTCCTGATTGAATCCCGCTGGTACTCATCCGATATCTACGACCTGCTTCTCGACATGGCAGTGCGTGCCACGAAGCGCCTCGAGGGCCGAGCCATGTATCCGGTAATCCCCCGGACACACACACGCAAGATCATCTGCGAGGAACCGCGGCCCATGCTGCCCTTGCGGGCCTGGCTCATTCATGCCACCGAGATCTACTCCATCACTACAGAGGACTCGACGCAGGAAAAGAGCCGCACCCAACTGGATTCAGGCTCCTGGGACTTCGACCCCAATACTGACCACATCGACTGGCTTACGTCCACTCGGTGGGGTTGGTTCGATATCACCGGTACGTGGGGAGTCGCTGATTCAGACATCATCGAACGCGATTCAGTGGCCGGCAGCCTCGTCGTCGATGGCAATGTGCTGGCCGGAGCTACCGCGCTCAAACTGACCACGTCTCCTGTCCTGGAAGGTGGCGAACTGCTCTATGACAGTGTCGGCAAGCAGGCGCTCGTCGTTGCATCTGCGTCCGGTACAGATGTCGTCCTGGACCAGTGGGGCACGCCAGACCGGGCAATTGCGACAGGAGCATCGCTTCTGCTTTGCGGGCGCATTCATCCCACCTTCGAGCGGTTCATTCTCCTGGATGCGTTCCTGCAGGCTTGGCGCAAGATCAGCCCCCTGCCCATCCATTCGTCCAGGACGGACCAGAACTTCGACGGCTCCGGCCTCAAGCGGGAGATGCCGTCAGAGGTTCTTTCCGCCGTTGAGGAGTGGGAACGACTGCTCGACATCATCACCGGTGAAATGGAACCGATGAGGATGATCTGATGGAGCCTATCTACAAGAGCGAGATCGTCTTTGGTATCATCGACAGGTCAGCAGCCAACTTCGATACCAACTGGGGCCGGCCTAAAGGGGACCTCCCGGAAACCGAAGTCACGATGTACGGCCAGGTAAAATTCACGACCGAAGAGGTCCGAAAGAACCGTGAGCAAGGCGACCTCCCGGAAACAGACGGGCACGTGTGGCTTCGCAAGCCGCTGCAGTACGACCTCGAAAGAGGCGACCGCATCAAGTCGGTGGAGTCCCGCACCCTGGACGCTGAGATAGTCGAGGTCGAGGACGGCGTGCGCTACAATAAACCTCGAGCAATCCGAGTCGCATTCCTCATCAAGAGGGACGACTGATGGCAGTAGCCGACTACAAACCCATCGGTGAGTGGAAGAAGGCCAACCGGATTATCCGCGCCTTGCAGAAGAACCTCAATCAGTTGTCAGCGGACGGACTTGAGTACCTGGGCAAGTTCTACGAGGCCGAGGTCAAGGAAGGAATCGAAAGCCAGCAGCCCGGCGGGATGCCGTTTGCTGAGTTGGCTCCCGCCACCAGCGCTCGCAAGGGGTCCGAGAAGGCTCTCATTGAGCACAACGACATGATGATGGGAGTGACGAGCGAGATGATGCACGGCACCGCCGTATTCGTCGGAGGCCTGCGGCAAGAGGAGCACGAGGCGTCTGGCAAGCCGATGGCGAACCTGATGCAGATACACGAAGAAGGGACCGATGACGGAGTTATTCCGCCCCGGCCTTTCCTTGAGCCCATTATCAGTTCTGGCACCATCCGCAAGAAGGCGAACCGGGTGGTGGAACGATATCTGCGCAGACGGGTTCGCAAGGTCTTTCGATAGGAGAATAGGCAGTGGCGTACACGACCGAGTTCTACACCAAGACCAACCTCGTGGATGCGGAGAGCGTCGATACTGGCTTCGTCGACATCAGGTCGGTCAATTGGCTGAAGGAACTCGTGGAAGAGGAACTGTGGGGCCGTCTGACCCCCGCCCTCTTTGGAGATGTAAAGTACGGGCACGTCGTTCGGCACCCCGACCAGTGGGTCAATACGTCCCAGACCCCCGCCCTCATCTGGTCCTTCCTCAAGCCAGTCGAGTCGGCCAACCAGGGCAGCCGCATGGCATTCTTCAGCGAACTCTATGGCGACGACCCGCTGGCGCAGAAGTATTTCGAGATGCGCCGACCCCGGGTCTACGACCTGCCGGTGCGCCTGGTCGTCAAGACCGGCGACAAGTACCCGCCATATGATGTGGAAATGAAACTGCTCAGTCTCTTCACGCCGCAAGTCATCACCGTAGCTGGCCAGGAGATAGAGATCGCAGTGGACGCACCGCTCTCGCAGACGTGGGCCCCGCGCCAATCCGACGTTCTCGTTTCGTTTCACCAGGTGGTCTACAAGCGAGTTCCGCTGATAGTGTTCGATGAGCTTTATTGGGGATCTGTGCTCCTGGAGGGCACTCTTGACCTCATTGATGAAGCACTGTACGATAGGACAGGTGTCGAGGAAGTGGTGAGGGAAATCACGTCTTGACGCCGAGGACCGCAAGGAGGATAGGATGAGCAAGAATATCCCGGAAACCACTTCTCAGAGGGTTGACCGCAGCCAGTCTCGCAGCAAGCGGGAGAAGGCGAAGTTCGCACTCTTCGGCGTGACGCTCCGCGGTCCGACAACCGAAGAACAGGGGGCCCCGGTGTCCCTGAAGTCCGAAACCGACATCGAGAACCACTGCGGTCTTAGCGGGGCAAACAACCTCCTGGTCCAGGAGTTGAATATTCTCGTGAACGCCGGCGCGGAGTTGCTGTTCACCAACGTGGTGCACAGCGGGACCGTGGCAACGCTGACGCTGCTCGATGCCCTTGCAGAGCCGTGCCTGCGGGTCGACGCTCTTTTCTATGGTCCGGAGGGGCACAACATCACGGCGAAGGTCGAGAACGACCCGTCCGATGCGGTGAACTTCTACAACTTCACCATCGGCTATTCCACGCAGACCGGCCTCGGGAAGTTGTTCCCGCATGCGGCCTTCGACCGTGCGAGTGGCTCCTTCGTCGAGGGCATCGTCAATGGGGTGTCGAAGATCGTCACAGTGACGCAGTTGAAGGACACCCGGCCCGTCAACATCGTCGCCACTGCATTGGCTGGCGGCGCGAAGGTCATCACGGGCATCGACGTGGACGACTACGAGGACCTCTTCCCCCTCTACGATGGATATCTCGACATCACGCACATGGCGTCCTACACCCCGACCATCGGCAATCCCACCGACTCCATCCTGCAGGGGCAGGTCGTCGCTGCGATGAAGGACTATGTGTCGGCCACCAAGACGCGCCGAGACTTCTTGGTCATTGACGGAGGGCCGAAGGGGCTGGACTCCGACGACCTTGTCAACTATCGCCTGGCCACGGGCGGGTATGGGTGGGAATCCATCGACGACCCGTTTGTGGTGCTCTATGCCGGCGACCCGAAACTGCGGAAGAAGGGGTCCTATGGTGCCACGGCGCAGTACAACCTCACCTACGTGCTGGCTCAGTTCGCACGGAAGTACGCGGACGGATATCCTTGGGATGGCGTCGCCGGCGAGAACTCTTTCGGGGAGATCCCGAAGGCCACCGGCGTGTCGAAGAACTGGTTCAACAAGGCCGCGCACGCCACGCTGGTCGCGAACCAGATCAATCCCATCATCTTCGATCGCAGTGCGAAGGAGAGCGCCGGCGCGGTGCTCATCTACGACGATCTGACATTGCAGAAATCCGAGAGCCTTCTGTCCTGGGCGCACGTCATCGAACTCCTGAACTGGATGACGCGGCGGTGGCGTTACTGGAAGAACAAGCGCCAGTTCAAGGCCAACAACCCCACGACCTGGAAGTACATCTTCATGGGGTTCACGCAGGACATGGACGGCGCAGAAGGCCCGATGGAAAACGAGGGCTGCGACGGTTGGGCTTACGACGGGGACCAGCACGCGGTCACCCTGGCCGACTGCAAGGTCAACGATCCCGACGACCTTGCGGACGGCAAGTACAAGGCCCGCGTGAGTGTGGCTCCCTATGGGTTGCTGCGCGAAGCGGAACTCACCATCATCGTCAACAAGACCGCGGTTGAATTCGAGGTCACGGTCTAGCAGTAGGAATCGAGGAGGTAGCGCAATGGTCACGAATGCGAGGCCCATCGGAAAGGGCAATTTCCTGGTAATCGTTGATGGCATTCCGGTAGCCACGTGCGTCAAGGTAAAGCCGCCGAAGCGGACGGCCGGAGTTACCTCCTCGCGTGCTGGAGGTGCGGCCCGCAAGCGCAAGTCGCTGTCGGGGCACGTGGATTTCGAGACGTTGACGTTGACCAAGATCATCGCTTCCGACGTCTCGGACGCGGCGATGTTTATCTGGCTGACGCTCGGCATCGACTCCACGCTGAACATCGGTAGTCCGGCATCTACCGTCGAACGGATCATCATGATCGTCCCGACCGACGTCTCGAAGGTGCCACGACGGACCTACATCTGCACGGGCTGTCTGCCTATCGTTTTGGACCCGGAAGAGTTGGATGGAGACTCGGACGACGCCATGATGGAATCGCTGGAGTTCGAGGTCGACGACGTCCAGTACATCCCGGTCTAAGAACAACCATCCCCCACGACAGCACCACCGAAATGCAGGCGTGAGGGTTTCGAATGAAGGAGGACGGCATGAGCGAAGCATCTGGCGGCGGCACCTATCAACGCAAAAGCGAAATCACCACATTATCACGGGGCGAAAAGGTCACCATCCTCGAAGTCATGGGCGATGGCGATGCCATCATTCAGGCACTTATGGAGAGCGGCAGTGGCATCGACGATGGAGAGTTGGACGAGTACCTGCTGACCTGCATCGCCGCGGTCGAGAAAGTCAAGGAAGTCACGACGGACACGATCCTGGCCTGGCCGACCTTCGACCGCATGATAACGCTGAAGCGCGTGCGCATCCTCAGCTACAGCAACATCGTCAACGTGCCCTGGGTCTGCCAGCACGAAAGGCGCAAGGTGCCTTGCAACGAGTCGAACGAGTCTCCTGTAGACCTGTCGAAGATCCCCGTGCGAGAGCCTGACTACGACGCCAAGACATTCGACGATCCGCACTTCGGGGAAGTCGTTCTCCGGCTGTCTACCGGCAGCACGGAGGCGTCTTACGTCGCTGCCCCGGACCTCGACAAGCTGCTGGTCCGCGTGCACACCGTTGGGGGTGGCGCTTTCAAGGGATCGAAGTCGTATCCAGGATCCTTCCTCAGCAAGATCAGGAAGCACCGCGACCGTCTCGACGGCAACCCCGGGCTCTCGGAGCCTTGCGTCTGTAGCAAGTGCAAGAAGATCACTCGGGTGTCGGTTATCTGTGCTGATTTTTTCGGCAGGTAGTCCGGCGTTCTGACGACGATTCACTCGCCACGCCGGGCTTGTCATTAGACGGTCAGATTCACGTCATCGCACGACTGTACGGATGGAGGGAGCAGGACATCATGGCCATGCCCTCGCGCCGGCGACTATTGCACGCGAGGCTCTGTTGGGATACCCTTGAACGCACGGGGGCTGCAATGCCCGGTTCTGACGCGTAGGAGTGGCCATGGCCGATCTCGGCTACGGATTCGTTGTTTCCCTCAAGGATGCCTTCACGGCCACCTCCAAGAAAGTAATCCGCGGCCAAGACGCAATGTCTCGCGGCTTCAAGGGGATCACTGGCAGGCTGAAGGGGCTCACGGCAGCGGTTCCCGGCCTGGCTGCATTCGCAACAGCAATGGGTGCCGCGTATGTCGGCATCGTTCAGCCTATCAAGAAAACCATCGAACTTGCCGAAGAGACGGACAGGGTCTTTGGCTTGCTGTCAATGGGTGGAAAATTCGACGAAGCGCGCACCAGTGTCGATATGCTGCAAAAAGCCAGCCGGAAGTTGGCTGTAGAATATGGCACCGGGGCAGCGCAGAACATGCGCGACTTCTACATGGTGTTCTCCACAAAGGAATTCGAGAACGTCAAGGATGCGCCGGGGTTCCTGGAAGAAATCATCAGGGCATCAAAGGCGACGCGGGCAGAGACCGCACTACTGGCGACCGCCACGGCACTGTATTGGAAAATGTATGGCGAGGGGGCAGAGACTGCGACTGAGATTTCGGGCAAGTTCTACGTGGCCACAGGCAAGGCAGCCACAGATACGATGGACCAGGTATTGACCGGATTCAAACAGTTTGCGCCCATAGGCCAGCAACTTGGAATCAGCGCAGATGAACTGCTCGGGGTGTTCGCTGCAATGACGCACCGCGCGACATCGGTTGAGGATGCTGCCACGCAATTCAAGAATTTGCTCATCGCCCTGGAGGCACCATCGCCGGCCGTTGCAGGAGTCTATCAGTCGCTGGAACTGAACATGTCGAAGGCTGCGATTCAGGCGCGCGGACTGAAAGGCACCATCGACATGCTTGCCGAAGCAGGGGCGGCAAGTGCGCTCAAGAATACGGGCATCACGCTGGAAGGGCTCGGGCTCCAGTTCGAGGCGGCGGCGTTCCAGGGAGACAACCTGCGCGTCACAGCAGCCCATATCGCGGCAGCGATGGACGAAGCGAGTCCGAAAGAACTGGCCGACTCCATGAAACTCCTCGGCATAAATGTCGGCGGCGCTGAGTGGGAAGCGATGTCGCTGAAGGAGCAGTTCGGTTCGGTAGAGAGCGCGCTTCAAATGAATGAAACGGGCCTATCCAAGTTCTTCCCCAGCATCAGGTCGCTGTCTGGCGCGCTGGCTATACTAAACTCAGACGGGGAAGAGGTCGGCGGCTGGATCGGCGAT